GGGGAGGGGGTGTGATGGACAGAATCCACATGTGGCACCGCATGGCCTACATGGGCCTTGTCGCAGTGAAGTGCGGACAGCTGGTCAAGGCCAGCCAGTTCACCCCAGAGCGTAGCAGCGTCACCTGCAAGGCCTGCTTGAACGCCATGGCCAAGGAGAAGCACTGATGGACACCAACAAGATGCGCGACATAAGCCGCGAGCAATTCGAGAGCTTCGCCCGCGATGTTCTGGACTGGTCAGACGATGAGTTTCGTCTGGCATCGGATGGCAAGTCCTACTACTGGGGCGCCACGGCTGAAGCTTGGGTGTTCTGGCAGGCCTCCCGCGAGGCCGTGGTGGTGGAGATGCCGCGAGACATAGACCAGTTCGCCGATGACGATCCTGGGCGCCGGGCATTCTCCCTGCACACCAACACCGCATACCGTGAATGCCGTCGCGCCATCGAGGCCCAAGGCCTGAAGGTGGCGCCATGAAGACCGCCATGACCGTAATCCTGCTGCTGGCCCTGTCCGGCTGCCAGGTCTGCTGTGACGCACAGGGCGAGAGCTGCGCGGCGCGCTGTGAGGTGAGCCATGACTGAGTTCGCTATTCGCAGCAGCCGGGACCTGAACCGGTTGTATGGCGCCCTGCACGCCATCGACCTAACCAAGCCCAAGGTGGTGGTCATCAAGGATGAGAAACGCCCCGACGTCTGCAACCGGAAGATGTGGGCAATGCTCCGCGATGTCTCCCAGCAGGTGGAGTGGTACGGCCGCAAGCTAACCGACGAGGATTGGAAGCACATCTTCAGCGCAGCGGTGCAGAAGCAGGATGCGGTCCCGGGTATCGACGGCGGCTTCGTCGTCCTGGGCGTATCGACCCGCAAGCAGTCGCAGAAGTGGTTCAGCGACCTGTTCGAAGTGATGCACGCCTTTGGCGCCGAGCATGGCGTGCGCTGGACTGAGCCGGATCGTTGGGGAGGGCAGTACTGATGCGCGTCGTATCTAAGAAGGTCCGCGAGAGCGCCCGGGGCCAGGACTGCACTGTCCGCATTCCAGGCATCTGCAATTTCAACCCGGAAACCACTGTGCTGGCCCACCTGCCTTGCGGGCAGAAGGGCATGGGCATGAAGGGCTTCGACACCGTCGCCGTCTACGCCTGCAGCGCCTGCCATGACGTGCTCGACGGTCGCGGGAAGGGTGAAGTGGACTGGTCCGACATGCCACGGGCAATCGCTGAGACTCATGAGGCCCTGATTCGGGCCGGCATTCTGACCATCAAGGGGGCTGCATGACGGAACTGACCCTGCCGTGGCCGCCGGCCGCATGCAGCCCGAACGCCCGGGTGCACTGGTCCAGGAAGAGCAAGGCGGCGAAGACCTATCGCTATGCCTGCTTTCTCCTAGCCAGGCAAGCAGGCATCCAACCTCCGGAGGGTGGCGCGCTGCTCATGCTCGAGTTCGTGCCGCCTGATCGCCGACGTCGTGACGACGACAACCTGCTGGCGATGTTCAAGGCTGGCCGTGACGGCCTGGCAGATGCCCTGGGCATCGACGACAACGTGTTCGCCACCCAGATCAGGGTGAGTAAGGAAACGACCAAGGGCGGCGCTGTGCGCGTCCGCATACAGGCACAGGAGACAGCAGCATGAACTGGACACCAACCGACAGCGGCCAGCTGCTGATCCTGGCCATGGTCATCTTCAGCGGGTATGCACTGGCACGTGGCGCAGTCGTCAAGTCCAAGCGCAAGCGCGAGGAGGGCGGCCCATGCAACTGAACAGCGCACGACAAGCCTGGCATGACTGTCTGTACACCGCCTGGGACAGTCAGGGCGCGTTCATCGAACAGCTTGGCCTGCTGGGTGCCATGGTGCAGACCACGGAGAAGCAGCGGAAGGCGAGTCATGCTGTGCACCAGGCTCTGGCCGGTGGCATTCAGGTCGCCATTGGACGGCTTGCCTGCAGCATCAAAGCCTTCGGCCATTTCATGTACGCGCCCCGGCTCGACGCCGACACTCAGGAGGATGCGGAGGAGGCCGTGTTCACGATGGTCCAGCAGCGATCGCCACGCATGACCGCGGCCAAGCGCGAAAAGCTGGAGTACGTGGTGAAGGGTGTCATGGCCCGGTATCGGTATATGCATCAGGGTGGCCAGTCTGCCAACGAAGACCCGTTGCCATCGCCTGAAGGGTTCAGGGCATGGCTGGACGCCCACTACGGGGTGCGTCTCGAATCGTCGAACTGGGAGCGCGACTGGGGCGGTTTCGTGAGCCTGGCATTCGAGTGCTGCGAGGATCTCGACAAGCAGGCATTGAGCCCAGTTGCAGCCGCGATTTACGAAATGCGCAGGGCCGCTTGAGGCCCTATTGCGTTCCCGTGCGGCTGGTGGCATGATTTCGCCATCCTGATAATTTTGCCTTCGGCAAATACCCAAATTAACCCGGCCATCGCGCCGGGTTTTTTCGTTCATGCACAGCGAGAGGTCGAGCATGGAGTTCTTCCACCGACTGCTCGAGAAGTTCGACTGGATGATTGCGGGCCTATTGGGGGCCTTGGTCGCGACCCGTTGGCACAAGGACGACCTGACCGACCGAAAGGCCTGGCTGCTCTTCCTGCTCACTGGTATGGCCTGCGCCCACTACCTAACCGGGATGGTCAGCAATTACTTCGGTATCACCGAGCCCCGCAGCGTTGCGGGCGTGGGTTTTCTTCTCGGCACCTTCGGCGGTTCTCTCATTGCCGCCATCAACCGAGCGATCAAAGCCGCCGATATATGGTCTGTCATCAGGTCCAAGTTCGGAGGGCCTAGCTCATGACATACGAATACATCAACGCCATCGCGGCTGGCCTCATCGCCATCTGGGCAACCTGGTGCGTGCTGAGCGGAAAGGTGCGCGACGGGGTGATTGGCAAGGTGCTGTACGCGATCATTGCCATCAGCGGATACGCCATCTTGGCCCGGTCCGAGCGCATGTTCTTCACTGCCAACACGGCCTGGGCCACGCTGATGGTATCGCTGGCCCTGGCGGGTATGCGGCACATGTTCATGCTTACCTACTGGCCGCGTGTGAAGCGCTGGATCTGCCGACACCTGCAATGCGAAGGCTGCAAGCCGGTCGAGTGATCGGCGCCACAAAATAGAGATGCGCCGTTTCGTGGCGCGAGGAATGGCAAATGGCATCGGTAACCGCACGCATCGTTTGCCGCCATCGCTGGTGGCTAAGGTTCTACCTGGCTGGCGTCCTCGCCATTGCGCAGATGACCGGTCGCGAGCCATGCCCGGAGCGCTTCAGCTACTGGGTGGGGCGCGGCATCAAGATCGAGGTTCACCCTGAATGACCACCATCGCCTACAAGGATGGCGTGATCGCATACGACTCTCGCCAGACCCGCAGTGGCTCTATCGTTTCCGATGACTGTCAAAAGCTCACCGTCGTGGATGGCGTAAGCTTCTTCCTGTCCGGTGCCGTGTGCGACGAGAAGGCCCTGATTGCGGCTTACTTCGGCACGCCATCGCCGGTACCTGTCGAGTGCTCGGGCTACGTGGTGGATGGCGGCAGGCTGCAGATGGTCGGCCATGACGACAAGACTGGCGTATGGCGGCAGGACCTAGATCCGGCCAATCCCGATGCCATCGGAAGCGGCTCGGCCTATGCCCTGGCAGCGATGGACATGGGCGCAAGTGCCGAAGAGGCGGTCCGTGCCGCGATGAAGCGGGATATCTACACCGGCGGCAAGGTTCGTACAGTTCGGATCGCCCGCGACCAGTAAGGATTCGACATGAGCATCAAGCAACCCGACTGGGAGGCGATCGAACGAGCCTACCGGGCCGGGTCGCTTTCGGTTAGAGCAATAGCCGAGAACAACGGCGTCACTGAGGGCGCAGTACGCAAGCGAGCCAAGAAGGAAGGCTGGACGCGTGACCTTGCCAGCCAAGTCAAGACGGCGGCACGCGACAAGCTGGTACGCAGCACAGTACGCACACCCAGTACGCAGCCGCGTACCGATGCGGAAATCATCGAGGAGGCGTCTGACCAGGCTGCCTCAGTGGTGCTGGCTCATCGAACTGGTTTGGCCAACTGGCGCTCGATCGCTGACAAGCTTTCGGTGGCGCTGGCCGAGATGGATGTCAACGAAGAGAACCTGGGCGACTTCTCCCGGGCGCTGAACGCTGGCGTCGATGCGCAGCTCAAGGTCATCAAGGGCGAGCGTCAGGCGTACGGCCTGGACAGCGAGGAAGGCAACAAGACCGTCGATGATCTGGCCGCCCTGATGGATGAACTATCGAAGGATGCCTGACCTCCGGGCTTGGGTGATGTATGATTGACGGGTGCAGCTAGGCCGGCCAGCCGAAGAGGAGTTCACCGACTCCCTGCTGCACATCCCCCATTCGGTGCAGCTACGGTGATAGCTATGAAATCCAGATACGAGATCATCAATAACCCTATTGATGTCGACTTGCTTAGGTCTGACCTCGATTACAACCCTGACGACGGCTCATTCACCTGGAAGTCCAGGCCGCGAGATAGATTCGCCAGTGATCGGGCATTCAATATTTTCCATGGGAAATACGCAGGCCGCCCGGCTGGGTCGATCAAGACCAATAAAGACGGGCATTCATCCTGCGTTATAAGGATCAATCGCACCCTGCTCTATGCGCACAGGCTTGCATGGGCTTACGTGCATGGCGAGGCGCCACTGGCCCTGGATCATATCAATGGAGACGCCACAGATAACCGCATTTCAAACCTCAGGCCCGCCACGCTTTCTGTGAACAACAGGAATGCAGCGATGAGCAGAGCTAACACTAGCGGTGTCAACGGAGTCGTCTACCTGAAAGACAAGCGCAGATGGCGTGCCCAGGCTACCGAACTGGTTGACGGGGTGAGAAAGAACATCAGCATCGGTACTTTCGTCACGCGACGGGAAGCAGCTGAAGCGCGAATTGCCTGGAATGAGCAAAACGGCTATTCCGACAGGCATGGAGAGTCAGCGCAATGTCTTTGTCCAAGGAGCACCTTGAACGGCTGAGAGACAAGTTCTGGAGGCTCAATAATCTTTACATGATCACAGATAAATCTGGCAAAAAAGTCAGATTTAGAATGACCTCGGAGCAGATTGAGTACTTCAGCGGCCTCCATACCCGCAACATCATCCTCAAGGCCCGGCAGCTGGGTTTTACCACGCTGGTCTGCATCGTCCAGCTCGACGCCGCACTGTTCGAGGCTGCCAAGTGCGCGCTGATTGCTCACACCCTGAACGACGCCAAGCGGCTATTCCGAGAGAAGGTCAAGTATGCGTATGACAACCTTCCCAAAGAAATACGCGCTGCTAACCCTGCTCGCAACGATGCTGCTGGTGAGCTTGTGTTCAGCAAAGGCGGATCGCTCTACGTGTCCACATCCTTTCGGGGCGGGACTCTACGGTATCTGCACGTATCCGAGTTCGGGAAGATCTGCGCCAAGTTTCCGCACAAGGCGCGGGAGATCGTCACTGGTGCGTTCGAGGCGGTAGCCGCTGAGTGCTTCGTCACCATCGAGTCGACGGCAGAAGGCCGGGCAGGGTACTTCTTCGACTACAGCCAGTCTGCCGAGAAGCAGCAGCTGGCCGGCGTGCCCTTGGGCTTGCTGGACTGGAAGTTCTTTTTCTTCAGCTGGTGGCGCAACCCGCTGTACTGGCTAGACCCTGCCGGCGTAGTCTTCCCCGACCGCCTGACCAAGTACTTCGACGACCTGACCGCCAAGCACGGCATCGTCACCAACCCAGGCCAGCGAGCCTGGTATAGCGCCAAGGAGAAGACCCTCGGCGACGACATGAAGCGCGAGTACCCGTCGATCCCTGCCGAAGCCTTCCAGCAGACGATCGAGGGCGCCTACTACGCCAAACAGTTCACCAAGCTCTACGCCACCCAGCGCATCGGCAAGCTTCCTGACAACAGCCACCTGCCGGTGCATACGTTCTGGGACATCGGTGTGGGCGACTCGACCGCCATCTGGTTCGTGCGGATCGTGGGCGAGGAATTCCACGTCATCGACTTCTACCAGAACAGCGGCGAGGGCCTGCGGCACTACATGAAGGTGCTGAAGGATCGCGGATACACCTACGGCGAGCACTGGGGGCCCCACGACATCGACAACAGGGAATTTGGTAGCGATGGCAAGACTCGTCGCGAAATCGCACGAGAGGGCTACGAGATCGACGGACAGCGCTATTCGCTGACCTTCCAGGTGGTGCCGAAGCTGAGCATCGACGAAGGCATCGAGCAGGCGCGTGAGATTCTGCCCCGCTGCGCCTTCGACGAGGCCAAGTGCGAGGAGGGCATCACCGCCCTGGAGAGCTACCGCAAGGAGTGGGACGACAAGCGCGGCTGCTGGAAAGACAAACCGCTGCACGATTGGTCATCCCACCCGGCCGACGGATTCCGATACTTCGCCGTAGCCAAAACCAAGCGCTCCAGGGTGGAGCACATACCTGTCACATTCACGTTCTGAGGCCAGCATGCCGAATTACAGCGCAACCCGGAAGGAGTACACCGCTGCTCTGCCGGGCTGGAATCTGGTCAAGCGATGCGTGGCCGGAGCCCGGGAGATCCGGAAGTACGACGAATACCTGCCGATGCCGGACCCGACTAACCAGTCGCCGGAGAATCAGGAGCGGTACCGCCAGCTGAGGAAGCGGGCCATGTTTCTCAACGTGACTGGGCGCACGCGCACTGGCCTTCTCGGGGCGGTGTTCCGCAAGACGGCCGAGGTTGAGCTGCCATCAGGCGTCCAGTATCTGCTGGAGAACGCCAGCGGTGACGGTGCCAGCCTCGAGCAGCTGTCCAAGGAGGCTGTTGGCGAATGCCTGGACACTGGGCGCGGCGGCTTCCTCACCGATTACCCCAAGCTTGAAGGAGAAGGTGCGCGGCCACGCACCGCTGCCGAATCAGCCGGTAAGCAGGCCTGGATCCACCACTACCCGGCTCTGAGCATCATCAACTGGCGCGAGAAGGTCATTGAAGGCCGCAAGCACCTGGTGCTGGTGGTTCTGCATGAACAGCTCAGCAAGGAGAGCGACGACGGCTTCGAGCTCGAGGTGGTCGACCAGTACCGCGCCCTGGTGCTGGAGGATGGCGTCTACAAGCAGCGCCTGTACCGCGATGACATCCCTGATGGTGAGGAGAGCATCCCCACCGACCAGGCCGGCAAGCAGTTCGATCACATCCCGTTCCACTTCTACGGCTCGGAGAACAATGACGCTGCCGTGGACAAGGGGCCGCTGGAAGACATCGCCGACGTCAACATCCTGCACTACGGCAACAGCGCCACGGTGGAGGAGGCCGGGTTTATCAGCTCGCAGCCCACGCTGTTCATGACCAGCAGCATCACCGCCGAGGATTTCGCCAAGTTCAACCCGAACGGAGTGCACATTGGCTCGCGCCGCGGGATCATGCTCGGTAATCAGGGCAGCGCGACCATGCTGCAGGCCAAGGAAACCCAGTTGGCTCTGGAGCTGATGCGCGACAAGCAGGATCAGATGCTGATGATCGGCGCCCGCATCGTCCAGAAGGGCGGCGGCGCCGAGACGGCAGAGGCCGTGCGGATCCGCTACAGCTCAGACAACAGCGTGCTGGGCACCATCGCCGGCAACGTGTCCGAAGCGCTGAAACTGGCCATCCTCGACGCCGAGCGCTTCATGATCGGCCAGCCTGACATGACCGGGACAGTGTTCTGGCTCAATCAGGAGTTCTTCGATGAGGCCATGGATGCCCAGATGATCCTGGCCCAAGTCCAGCTGTGGCAGCAGGGCATCATCGCGAAGAAGGACCTGCGCACCAACCTGCGCCAGGCCGGCACTATTGAGTCGGATCGCACGGACGACGACATCGATGATGACATCGAGGCCCAGCCGCCAGTGACCGGAAACGACACGGGCGGCCAGCCACCAGGTGACGGAAATGAGCAGTGAGGGCTACCTGGCTGATGCAGCAACCCGCCATCAGGTCTACGTCCAGCGTTACGCCGCCGGCAACCTGAAGCGGGTGGCAAAGTTCATCACCAGGGCCATCAACACCGCCAAAGCAGCCGTTCGGAGCGGCTTGAGCGCCTACGGCACGCGAAGGTACACCAGCGAGATCGACGCATTGCAGCGTGACCTGCAGGGCATCTACAGCGACCTCAAAGGGCAGGCGATGCTCGATCTGGGTGAGTTCGCAGGGTATGAGGCGGCATTCAGTGCGCGGATGCTTGGCCAGGTGGTCACCGCCGTGGTCCAGACCCAAGTGCCGGCCGCCGATCTGGTTGCCGCTGCTGCGCTCGCTGAGCCAATGCAGCTTGAGGCACGGGCAGGGGTGCAGCGCATCAGCATCGCCGGAGCGCTGGACCAGTTCGGCACAGCCAAGTCAGCGCAGATCGTCGGAGAGATCCAGATCGGCTCTGCCCTTGGTGAGACCAGCCAGCAGATCACCCGGCGTCTGACCAGCATGCACCAGTTGCAGCAGGACCAGGCATCGGCACTGGTGCGCACCATGACCAACCACGTGGCCAGCACCGCGCGGGCTGAGACGTTCAAGGCCAACGACGACATCCTGGCCGGCAAGCGCCGCATCGCCACGCTGGATGGGCGCACATCGCCGTTCTGCCGCTCGATCGACAACACGGTGGTGCCTTTCAGCGCGCCATCGCCGCCGTTCCACTGGAACTGCCGGACATCAGAGATACCGGTCCTTAAGCCTGAGTTCGAGCGTGAGATTCCCGGCTCGGTCAGGCCGGCAGTCGGGCCAGATGGTGCTGAGCAGGTATCGAGCAAGACCACCTACCAGCAGTGGCTCGCCCGCCAGCCTTCCGCGTTCCAGATCGATGTCCTCGGGCCGGCCCGCTACAAGCTCTTCAGCAAGGGCGAGCTGACCCTGGACAAGTTCGTGGACCAGAACGGCAAGCAGATCACGCTGGACGAGTTGAGGCAGCTTGAACCGCTCGCCTTCGAGCGTGCAGGACTTTGAACAGCCGGCCATGAGCCGGTTTTTTTACGCCCGCGGCTGAGCCAACGGCAAATCATCCGGGGGATGACATGAAATACCTGATCGACAAAGCAGCATTCGACGCGCTGGACCCAGCCCTGCAGGCGCTCTACAAGGCCCAGGGCGAAAACTACGTCCTCGCGGTCGAGGGACTCCCTCAAAACGAGGATGTTGAAGGCCTCAAGCGCCAGAACCAGACCCTGCTGGACGAAGCGAAGGAAGCCAAGCGCAAGGCGCGTGAGGCCCAAGAGCAGCTGACCCAGAAAGAGCTGGACGCAGCCAAGGCCCGCGGCGACTACGAGTCGCTGTACACCAGCAGCGAGCAAGCCCTGGCCGCCGAGCGCCAGAAGCTGGCAGACCTGCAGGCCGGCATCGAGAAGCGCGACCTGACCGGTGCGGCCTCGAAGGTCGCGGCGCAGATCGCTGACGGCCCGAACGCCGAGATCCTGGCCGAATTCCTCGAGCGCCGGCTGCGCATTGTCGATGGCCAGGTACGTGTCACCGATGCCAGCGGGAACCTCACGGTCTCCACGCTGGAAGACCTCGGCAAAGAGTTTCAGAAAGAGCCGCGCTACGCCTCCCTGGTGCGCGGCTCGCAGGCCAGTGGCGGCGGGGCTGCCGGTGGCGGGGGTGGCGGGGCCACCAAAACGTGGGACCAACTGAGCGGCATGGAGCGCGTAGAGCTTCGCCGAAATGACCCCGCCGAGCATGCACGCCTCAAGGCAGCGCATGAAACGGCCCAGAAAAAAGGAAAGTAAGCAATGCCAACCATCCTCTCCGATGTGGTCTTCCGCGACGAACTGCGCGACTACATGCGCGTCAACACCGTCGAGAAGACCGCGTTCTTCCAGTCGGGCATCCTGGTCAACAACAGCGACATGTCCAGCCTGCTGGCCAGCCCGTCCAACACCTTCACCATCCCGTGGTGGGTCGATTTGGACGCGTCCATCGAGTCGAACTACTCGAACGACGTGTACACCGACATCGCTGTGCCGCTGGCAGTGACCAGCGCCGAGATGCAGGCCCGCGCCGCCTACCTCAACGAAGGTTGGGCTGCGATGAGCCTGGTGAAGAACATCACCAACCAGGACCCGCTGGAGTTCGTGGCCAGCCGCCTGACCAGCTACTGGCAGCGCGTGGCCCAGCGCCGCACCATCGCCACTGTCGTGGGCATCTACAACGACAACGTGGCCGACAACGGCGGCGACATGGTCGTGGACGCTGGCGGCCCGATCACCGCTGCTGCGGTCATCCGTGCCCGGGCGACCATGGGTGACTACACCCCGCAGATCGTCACCCCGAACGGCACCAAGGCCCTCAGCGTGATCGCCATGCACTCGGCCGTGTACGCCGAGATGTCGATCCTCAACCTGATCGACTTCACCCCGATCGCAGACCAGGTGCCCGAGTTCGGCCGCTACCAGAACATGCTGGTGGTGATCGACGACGGCCTGCCGGTCGTCGGCACTGCGCCCAACCAGAAATACCTGTCGATCATCTTTGGCCCTGGCGCCATCGGCTATGCCGAGGAGCAGGACGAGGACGACATGGAGTACGACCGCGAGCCGGCCCGCGGCAACGGCGGCGGCGCTGAAACCCTGTGGACCCGTCGCAACTTCGTCGTGCACCCGCTTGGCTACTCGTTCCTGTCGGCGACCATCACCGGCACCCCAGGCACCACCCGCCCTGTATCGGCGAACTGGTCCGACCTGGCCCTGGCCACCAACTGGCAGCGCAAATGGTCGCGCAAGCAGGTGCCGCTGGCGTTCATCACTTCCACCCTGGGCTCGTAACAGAGCCCTTTCGAGGAGATCACCATGGCACTCGCAGAAGACAAGCACATCGACCCGAACAACAAGGCTCGCTGGGGCTTCGGCGGTAGCGCCGGCAAGATCACGGTCGGCCCGCAGACTGTCGGAGAGACCGGCGGTGTGGAATCGGTTCGAACCGAGCCCGACAACTCCGGTGCGCACAACACCGGCGGCGGCACTGGCGACGGTGAGCAGGTCCAGCAGTTGCAGCAGGCCAACGCCCAGCTGGCGGCCGAGAAGGAAGACCTGCAGAAGCAACTGCAGGCATTCCAGCAGGCCGAGCAGGACCGCCTCGCCGCCGATAAGGAAGAGCAAGACCGGCTGGCGGCCGAGAAGGAAGTGCAAGAGCTGAAGGCCAAGCTGGACGCCGCAGGTGTCACCTACCGGGCCAACGCCTCGAAAGAGTCGCTGCAGAAGCTGGTAGATGACCTGCCTAAGTAACACCGGGGCCTCGGCCCCATTCATTTCAGCGGAGGCCTGATGGCTACCTACATCACCGTCGCGGACGTCGACGGCATTCTGGGTCCGACCTGGGCGCCCGACGACAAGAAGGCCATGGCGGTAGCGCAGGCCAACGCATACCTCACCTCGCTGCGACTGTGCGGTATCGACATGGATGCTGTGCCGGATGAGGTGAAGCAGGCCGGGTCCCAGCTGGCCCTGGTCGCATCCACCGGCCAGCTGTACCAGCAGCATACAGAGGGGTCGCTTGAGGCGAAGAGCGTGAAGGCCGGCTCGGTATCGACCAGCCGCACCTATGCCGCGCTCGACCGCAGCAGTGCGGGCGCTCAGCCCGAGGGCGTGCAGTTCGCCCTGGCCCTGGTGTCGCCCTGGCGCTGCAACCCGTTCACCTTTGCCGTGGACAGGGGGTAACCATGGGCTTGCGAGACGAAGTCCAGGCTGACCTGGCAGCGGCGTTCGACGACGACCTTGCGGATGCGGTGTTCTCGTTCACCGGTTCCTACATGGGGCCAGGCGATTGGGACCCCGTGAGCGAGACAAACACGGCCCAACCGGTGACCTACACCGGGCGAGGCGTGTTCGACAGCTACGACGCCCGCCGGATCGACAACATCAACATCCTGGTGGGTGACGTGCTGCTGATCTGCCTGGCCAATGAGGTCACGGACAAGCCGGCGGTAGGCCACGAGATCATCGCCAACGACCTGATCACGGGCGAGGCGGTGGCCTATCGAATCATTAGTCCTGGCATCGACCCAGCCAAGGCGCACTACGAGATCCAGCTGAGGAAATAGCCATGGCGAAGGGGCGCTCTTGGAGCATACCGCCATCTGCCTTCAGGGCAGAGGTGGACGAGGCGGTGGCGACTCGCACCAGGGTCATCTCCATGGCTCTGCTGAAGGAAATTGTGCTGAGGTCACCGGTAGGGAACCCCGACCTCTGGAAGGCGAATACCGAGCTTAGGAGCAGGAACATCGCAGCGGCCGACGCATACGATGCAAGGGCTCTACAGCTTGGGCGAAAGACGCTGACCAAGCGGGAGCGCGAAGAAAACTATTTCGTTGGCGCCCAGGCTGTTGGCGCCGGATATGTCGGCGGCCGCTTCCGAGCAAACAACTTTGTAACCGTGGGCGACCCCAACTACCAGTTGCAGCTTGACGATGTTGATCCAACTGGGGTTTCGACGATCTCACGCGGCTCCTCCGTCATACAGACTGCCGGGCCGTATTCAGTCGTCCATATCCAAAACAATCTGCCGTACGCAGAACGTCTTGAGGACGGCCATTCGACCCAAGCCCCAGGCGGCATCTACGCCGTGTCATTCAATGGCGTGGCGGCCGCTTACTCCGACTGAGCGTGAACAGATGACCTTCGAGCAGATCCGCGCCGTCATCATCGGTCGCATGCAGCAGTGGGCGGGAATTCCCGCTGACGCGATCGACTACCCGAACAACCCCCAGGGCCCATTCAGTCCTGCCGGTAAGGCCATCTGGGCGAGGTTGGCGGATATCCCCGGCCTGTCCAGTACGCCGGAGATCGGCAACGGCCCAAGCGTGCGCCGGACGGGGGCGATCATCATTCAGCTGTTCGTTCCGACCAACAAGGGCACCCTGGCCATCGCCAAGGCAGCCGACACCCTGGTGCAGCACTTCGAGTATTACAGCGCGCCCGAGGGTCCGCTGGACTTCTTCGCCGTATCGCCCAGCACTGTAGGCGACGACGGCAACGGCTGGTACCAGGTCAATGTGTCGCTTCCATACCGGGCCTACTGAGCCCACCACTTGCACCGCCACATGGCGGTTTTTTTACGCCTATCGATAGGAGAAACACCCCATGTCCAGTGGTGCCAAGCGCTCGACCGCGTGGATTCGCGAAGTGACCCCGGGTATTACCCCGCCGGGCAACTGGAACGTGCTGACCCGCGTCAGCTTCGGCCTGGTGCCCACCTACAACACCGAAGAGAACAACGAGATCGGCGAAGACCGCATGGCTCAGGGCACCGCCCAGACCACCGTGGATGTCGGCGGCGATATCGAAACCAAGTTCCGCTACGGAGCCCTGGACGAATTCCTGGCCTCCTGTTTCGGGTCGAACTGGAACGCGAACGTCCTGACCATGGGCAACGACCGCATTTCGTTCTCCATCGGCGCCTACGATGCCGACGTGGGTATCGCGGCGATCGCCCGTGGCGCCCAGGTGGCCACGCTGAACATCGAGGTCCCGAACGACAACGAGATCACCGTCACCACCACCTTTGCGGCGATCGCCTGGGACGACAAGGGCGACAACACCTCGTTCATCGTCAGCCCGCAGCCCGAGGCCAATCAGCGCCGCTACGGCTTCAAGGACGTCACCGGCCTGAAGATCAACGGCGTGCAGCTGGGCGAGGACAACGCCTGCGTCGACAGCTTCAACCTGCAGTTCGACAACAACGTCCAGACCCAGCGCTGCATCGGCAACGGCAACCCGTTCCCCGGCAACATCATCCCGACCACCTTCACGCCGTCTGGCTCGATCACCATGAGCTGGTCCAAGACCGCCTACCAGTACTGGAAGGCCCAGCAGACCGGCGACTCGCTCAGCTTCGAGTTCACCCTGAACAACGCCGACGGCGGCTACACCTTCTTCATCCCTGAGATGGAAGTGAGCGGCGACTGGCCGGACGGTGGTGCCACCGACATCATCCAGGTCGAATTGGAATACACCGCCCGCCGTGTGCCGCCGACCATCACCCGTCTGCCGGCGCCGATCGCCGTCGCTGCGGTAACCGTGACCCCGGACACCCTGAGCCTGGCAGTCGATGAAACCGGCGACCTCGAGGCTGTCGTGACTCCGGTAGGCGCAAGCCAGCTGGTCACCTGGACCTCTTCGGCCCCGGCCATCGCCAGCGTGAGTGCCACCGGCCTGGTCACCGCCATCGCGGCAGGCTCCGCAACCATCACCGCGACCAGCGCAGCAGACGGCACCAAGACCGACACCTGCGCTGTCACCGTCACCGCCTAAACCTTTGCCCGGCGCGCCCTGCGGTGTGCGTCGGGCCTTTTACCGCAGAGGAATACCATGGGCATCACCATTGCAAAAAAGCCAGAGCTGGACATCAACGGCGAGCGTTGGGTGCACTTTAAGGTTGGCCCGGACGGCCTGGCCGTGAAATGCGAGAAGGGGTCGGACACTGCGTCGATTCTGGTAGCATCCATCGCCAACCCGATCTACAAATCGCACCAGGCCGTGATCCGTCGGCACCTCGCCGCGCTGAACCAGCAGGCCGGGGTTGGCACCGCCGGCTTCACCGTCGACTCCATCCCAGATGTCGAGCTTGAAACCGACGACGACCTGTTCATCGACCTGGCAGCCAAGCACCTGATCAAGGATTGGCAGGGTATCGACATTGAGGAGCGCCCGGGCGAGCCAGCCAAGTACACCCCGCAGCTGTGCAAGGAACTGATCGAGCAGATGCCAAGTGTCTACTTCCTGGCGGTGCGCACTGCCCTGGACATCGCCAAGCGCATTGAGGAGCAGGCCCAAGCCACTGCGGAAAAGCAGTAGCGGCATATCGCTGGGGTAGGGACTGGGCTGGCGCGGAAAACGAGAAGAAGCGCTGGAAGCATGAGCGGCTTGGCTCGGGGGTTCCGGAGGCGCCAGAGATCGACGGCGTAACCGTCGAGATTCTTGAGGCCTACGCCTACATCAGCCGGTCCCGGCAGTACGTCGGCATGATCGGCGCGCCTGCCCCGATTGCTCCGTCCGCCATCGCCGAATATCTCAACCGCTACCCCTCGGTGATATGCCGCGAAGAGTTCGACACCGCCATATTCGCCTTGGACGACGAGTTCCGTCGGCGGTGGGATGAGCAGCACCAAGAGAGCATTAAGACCAAGGCCAAGAAATAGCTTCGTCAACCTGGCGATACGTTGGTCCGTGCAGGCCTGAAGTGCTAGCATCCAGCCATACGTTTCTACAGGGATGACTATATGTTCGCAGTGAGATTCTTGGTTCTAGCTTTCCTGGCTGCATACAGCCTTGGCATGGGGACTGTGCCGGCCAATGAGCTGAATGCATTTGGCAAACTGATCGTTTTTTCTGGCCTGATCAGCGTCCCTTTGCTCTACATGCTCCCTACTATCGAAGCTAAATTGCGCGGGCATACAAATATTGCCTCAATCGCACTCGTCAACCTTTTCCTCGGTTGGTCTTTGATCGGGTGGGTGGTTGCACTGGTATGGGCGTTCAAGAAGCCAGAGGTAGCGCCGACAGCAGTCGTTGCCGAAAAAGAGCCTGCTGTAGAGCAGCCAGTCAAGGCCGCCACAAAAACCTGCCCCTTCTGCGCGGAAGAGATCAAAGTGGAAGCGATAAAGTGCAAACACTGCGGCAGCTCGCTGGTGGTGAGCTAGCACCCAAAACATACAAGACCCGCGCCGGCGGGTTTTTTTATGCCCGGAGAAAGGTATGACCCAGGAATCTCGCCTGGCGGTGACGATCGACTCGCGGGGCGCCAAGCGCAATGCGGACGACCTGACCGCATCCCTCGAGCGGATGGAAAGAGCGGGTGATTCGGCGGCCTCGGCGGCCGATAGCGTGAGCAGCAGTCTCGATGACCAGCGGAAGGAGCTAGCCCAGTTGCTGGGCCAGATCAATCCAACGGTTGCCGCGCTTGGTCGTCTCGATGACATGCAAGAAAAACTGGCCAGGCTGAAGAAAGCAGGCGTTGTCGAAAGTGACACGTTTGTCGAGTACACCCAGCGCATCAACACGATGCGGGAGGCTCTTGGCGAAACCACGAGCAGCATGAATAAGGCCGGCATGTCAGCCAAGGCCTATCAGGCAGCCCTGCGTGGCGTACCTGCCCAGTTTACTGATATCGCGGTCAGCCTTCAGGGTGGGCAAGCGCCACTTACCGTCTTTCTGCAGCAGGGCGGCCAGCTCAAGGATATGTTTGGCGGCGTTCTTCCGGCCGCCAAGGCACTTGGCGGTTATGTCCTTGGCTTAGTGAATCCGTTCACAGTGGCGGCCGCAGCCGCTGGCACACTTGCTCTGGCCTATTACAAGGGCTCCGAGGAGTCTGATCGGCTTACCGATGCGATCATCCGAAATGGCAACGCTGCCGGTACCAGCTATAGCGAACTGGCAGGACTTGCAGAACAGGTTGCCGCTACAGGCACGACTGTTGGCGCGGCATCGAAGGTTCTCGAACAGCTTGCAGGGGCCGGAAACGCACTTACCCCGATGTATTCGCAGATCACCAAGGCATCACTGGCTTGGTCGAAGCAGACCGGGGAAGACGTTACCAAGGTGGTCCAGTCATTCAATGAGATCGCTAAAGGTCCAGTTGAGGCGGTGAAGAAGCTCGATGCAGAGCTCAACTTCCTTACCGCAAGCCAGTACGCAAACATCATCTCCTTGGAGAAGCAGGGGAAAACCATAGATGCCGCAAGGGCGGCTACCGACCTTTATGCCAACGCATTGAGCGCCAGGTCGGCGGAGATGGCAAGCAATCTAGGCTCCCTAGAGTCCGCCTGGCAATCATTGGGCAGCTTCGCCAAGAAGGCCTGGGACGCGATGCTGGATGTCGGGAGAAAGACCACTCCAGAACAGGAGTTGGCTGACGTCTATAACCAGATCGCCGAAGCGCGGAAATCCATCGGAAAGTTTGGGTCTGCCGCGAGCAGCCTCATGGGTGTGAATCCTGACAGCCTCAAGGCGCTCGAAAAGCGAGCCACTGAACTGCAGGGGCGAATAGCTGAAGAAGGCTGGAAGGCCTGGGAAGGAACAACCAATCGGATCGTGCAGGATGCCGGTAAAAAAGGCGTCGACCTGATCAACTCGACGTTCACTGCGGCGCAAACCCAAACCCAGAAGCTCCAGAAGCAGCTGGTCGACCTGGATAAGGCCCGTACGGATGCGATGGCGTCAGGTGGCTTCACTGCCGAGCAGGAAACAAAGTACGCCACGGCCCGCAAGAACATCGAGAAAGAAATCGCCGACATAAAAGAGCGTGAGGCGAAGAAGAACACGCCGAAGGGGGCCAACAAGGGCGTATCCGAGGCGGAAACGACGTTCGCCCGCCTGTACAACCAGTACGATCCTGCAGCCCAGGCAGCACGAGCCCTGACCAAGGAACAGCAGCAGCTTGACCTGGCCTTCCAGAAGGGCAAGATCAGCCAAGAGGAATACGGCAAAGCGCTGGCGCAGGCCTCCACGAACTATGCCGCCGCGATCAAGGGCGCTCAGGGCCTGACCCAGGCCGAGCAGTACCGCGCGCAGATGGAGCGGCAGCTGGCCACCCAGCGCATGGAGTACGCCGCCCAGGCGGACGCCGTGGGCATGGGCCAGAAGGACGCCTATCGCATGCAGGAGCGCCTGCGGATCGAGCAGGAGACGAACAACCGCATCCTGCAGCTGCAGACTGAGCTGGCCAACGCCCAAGGCGAGAAGCAGCGCCAGGACCTGCAAGCCCAGATCGATATCGAGCGCGAGTTCTTGCAGAAACGGGTTGCTGCGCAGCGCGATGGCTGGGCCCAGATCGATCAGGCCCAGGCAGACTGGAGCAACGGCGCCCGTGGCGCTTTCCAAGACTATTTGGATAGCGCCAGTGATGTGGCAGGGCAGACTCGCGACCTGTTCAGCAGCGCCTTCGGCAACATGGAAGACGCCGTGGTCAACTTCGTGAAGACCGGCAAGCTTTCCTTCAAGGATTTCGCTGACCAGGTTGTCGAAGACCTCATCCGTATTCAGGTGCAGCAGGCAGCAGCAGGCTTCCTTGGGTCTGCGCTTGGGTTCCTGGGTGGGGGAGGGGCGGCGGCATCCGGCAGCGGCACCATGACCGGATTCAGCGAGACGATCTCTCGGTCTGGATTCTCGACTGGCGGATACACCGGTGACGGTGGCAAGTTCGAGCCGATGGGCGTGGTCCACGGCGGTGAATACGTCATCCGCAAAGAGGTGGTAAGTCAGCCCGGGGCTCGCGATTATCTGGATCGCTTGAACGCCAAAGGCTACGCCAGTGGCGGTTTCGTCGGTGTGAGCCCTGCGGTTGCGGCTGCATCTGTTCCGGCAGCACCTTCCACTGGCGCCATGCCATCCATCATCCAGCACATCAGTGTGCAAGGGACCGCAGACGAAGCGACCCTGGCCCGCATTCAGCAGGCAGCCCAGAAGGGCGCGCAGGATGGCTACAACCTGGTGCTGCGCGACTTCAAGATGAACGGGCCGGCGCGGCAGCTGATCGCCCGCAACCGATAGCAAGAAGGAGTACTGCATGGCTATCCAATGGCCGGCATCGCTGCGCCCGTCTGAAATGACGTGGGGCTTAGTCAACAACAGCCGCGCCTTTACCTCGACGCTCTCGAACGCCCAGCAGATCGTCGGGCAGCCGGGCGCGTACTGGCAGTGCACCCTGACGTTTGGTCTTCTTACCCGGGAGCAGGAGCGCGAGCTGTCGGCGTTCCTGGGGCGCCTGGACGGGCTCTTCGGCACGTTCAACCTCCCGGCGTTCACCCGAACCCGGAAGGTGAGCGTGGGAAGCCTCACCGTCGTGTCAGGCGTGGCCCAGGCCAGGGCCATCACGGTGGCCGGTGCCGCCGCGAACACCCCGGTTTTCGCCGTGGGGGATTACCTCACGGTGGCCGGGGAGATGTTCGAAGTGGTTGAACCGGCTACCTCCAACGCCCAAGGCCAGGCCATCGTGTCGGTCAACAAGCGCATCCGCAAATCGCTGGTCGCCGGGACGCCGGTCGAATACCTCAACCCCTACGCCGAATGCCGCATGACCCAGGACACGTGGAACATGACGGTGCGGCCGGTGGTGGCCAGTGGCAGCTACCAGTTCAGGGAGGCCTTCTGATGCCCTCGACGTTCCCATTCAGCCAGAGCGTGGTCGATATCATCGCCACCGGCAAATTCCTCAGCGTTTACGCCTGCCAGCTCGACTTCGAGGATGGCCCGGTTTACGCGCACACAGGCACCGGTGACCTGGTGATTGGCGGCATCACCTATCTGGGGGTAGGGCAGTTCGGCGAGGTCGGGCAATCGCAGGAGAGCGACAACTCGAACTCGCCCATGTCGATCGACCTGGCCCTTACCGGGCTGGACAGCTACATCATCACCGAGACCAACATCCGGGGATGCCGAGGTCGATCCGGCAAGCTCATGTTTGTGGTGTTCGACGAGCAGGGCAACTATGCAGCCGACATTCTGTTTTCCGGCCGCATGGACGCCGCCACCTTTTCCTACGCCGGCAACGGTGAGGACGGCAACAAGATCACCGTCCCGATCGTTGACCGCATGGCCGAGTGGAGCCGCACGGGCACCGAGCGGTTTACCGATGAGAACCACCGGGCACGCCACCAGGGCGACCGGTTCTTCTACGCCATCGCCCAGATGTCCGAATGGCCCATCTACTGGGGCTCCAAGAAGGACGCCCCGACGTTCACCTACGAGAAATAGCCATGCGCTACCGAGACTGGACCACACGCCTCAGCGAAGTGATCAAGGCCGCCTTAGAGCGGCCTTTTTCATGGGGCGAATTCGACTGCTGCCTGTTCGCTGCGGACTGCGCGGTAGCGGTGTGCGGTACCGACCCGGCCGAGACGTACCGCGGCACCTACAAGACCGAGTCGGGGGCGAAGCGGGCGCTGAAGAAGCAGCATGGAAGCCTTGAAGCGGCATGGGATGCCTGTTTCGCCCGGGTTGCGCCGGCATTCATCCAGCGCGGCGACATTGCTATGTACGAAGCGCCTGGCGGCCGGTCTATGGCCGTGTACTGGGCAAACGAATTCTGGGCGGCCACTGACGACGGGGTGGCCCGCGTGGTGTGCGACCCTCTTGCAGTCTGGAGAGTTGAATAATGTCCGGTGGCGTCAGGAAGATTGCTCAGGTCGCCGTTGGCGCGGTCATTGGCTTTGTGCAAGGTGGCCCGGTGGGCGCGGCCATTGGTGCCGGCCTGGCGTTCTACATGGCCGAGCAGCAAGAGAAGCTGAACACCAAGTCGCCGATGCGCGACAACGAGCCGTCAGCCCAGACCGTGCGCTCCTCCAAAGCGCCTGCGCGCTTCATCCTTGGCAGAGTCAGCACCGGTGGCGTGCTTATCTGGGCGCAGGAGCAGGTCGGCGACCAAACCGATGGCGAGTGGCTGCACCTGGTGTACGTTCTCTGTGAAGGCCCAGTCGACGCCCTGGAGAACATCTACCTGGGAGAGGAGGAGATCGCCACCTATGGCGAGCATGCCTCCTATGAGCTGGTCGTCAACCCGACCCAGGTGAACGCCTTCCTGAAGGCCAACTGTCCTGACTGGAAAGACGAGCAGATCGGCCGTGGGCTGTCGTTCGTGCGTCTGTCGCTCAAGTACAGCGCCGAGAAATTCCCGTCCGGCATCCCTGACGCACGCTTCATCGTCCGTGGCCGCAACGATATCTACGACCCGCGCAGCGGCATGGCCGTGTACACGGAGAACACCGCGCTCCACATCCTCTGGTTCCTGCGCAACCGCTGCGGCGTGCCCGACGATGAAATTGTATTCGAGACCTTCGCCAGCGGCGCCAATATCTGCGATGAATCGGTCGCCAACCCTGATAACACCACCAGCCCGCGCTATCGCAGCAGCTGCGTGATCGGCGCCGACGAGCAGCGCACCAACGTGCTGCAGAAGCTTGAGGCTGCCTGTGGTGGCAGGACAATCCGCGTCGGCGGCCGCTGGATGTTCCAGGCCGGGGCCTACTATGGCCCGTACGACTTCGAGGTCACCGAGGACATGGTGATCGGTACCATTACCGGCAGCACCGAGCCGACCAATGATGCCGCGATCAACACTGTGCGCGGCACGTTCATCGACACCTCGCAGTCGTGGACAGAGACCGATTACCCCGAGGTCAGCGTTGCCGAATGGGTGGTCGAGGACGGCGGGGAGGCGGCTGAAACGCTGACCTTCTCCTACGTCACGGATGCCTACCAGGCCCAGCGCCTGGCGAACATCGAGCTGCGCCGTCGGCGTGCGGGTGGCACCATCAGCATTCCCATGAATTTCCTAGGCTACAACTGCCGGCCGGGTCGCGCCGTGCGCGTGAACCTGCCGTCGCTGAACATCCTTGGTGAGTTCATCGTCACCAACTGGAGCATGGGCGCTGACCAGGGCTGCACCGCCCAGCTGCAGCAGTACGATGCAGCGCAGTTCGACGATGCCGTGGTCCAGCCGTACAACCCGATCGGCTTCATCAACCTGCCGACTGGTGGACTGGGCAGTCCTACCAACCTGGCCTGGGAACCCGACGAGACTGCCGAAGTCACCCAGGGCGTGCTGAGTTGGACGCAGCCGGCCGGCATTGTCACGGGGTATGCGGTCACCATCCGTCAAGGCGGTACCGCGGTGCAGGCCCAGCAGGTGCCAGAGACCACCCTGCAGCTGCCGATCGCTGGCCTGCCCTCGGGCAACTACACGATGAGCGTTGCCGCACTCGGCCCGCTGACCCGCTCCGGCGAGGCCAGCATCACCGTGAACATCGATGGCCCGCCTATTCCAGAGGCGTGCACGGTGCAGTCCACGATCGACACCATCACGCTGTTCCCAAGCAACGTGCAGCACGGGCTGAACGGAGGCACCTACGAGTATTTTTACAGCGAAGACCCGCAGGCTCCCGCTGCTCAGGCGACTTACCTGGGGCAAGGACTCAGCCTGACGCATACCGGGTTGGCCTTCTTCACCAACTACTTCTACTTCATCCGCTCCCGCAACGCCTACGGGGTTAGCGGCTTCCTCAAGATCGCCGCGTCCACGTCGAACGACGTCACCGCCATGCTGGCAGCTCTGTCGGGCAAGATCACCGAGAGCGAACTGGGGCAGGAGCTGCTGGAGGAAATCCAGAAGATTCCAGGTCTGGAGGAGCAGATTGCTGCGCTGGATGGGCTCAAGGCCTACGACAAGGATGAGACCTACCAAAAGGGTCAGATGGTCGTGGTTGATGGACGCATCTACCAGGCTCTGCAGGCTGTTCCCGCAGACGCGTCTGGTGCGAATGCTCCGCCAAATGCCGCTCTTTGGGGCGACGTTGGCCAGTCGATCGAGGCTGCTAATGGCCTGGCCCAGCAGGTGGCCACCAACACAGCCGACATTGCCGAGGTCGACGGCAAGGTCACCGCTACGGCAGGCAGCCTACAGGCGCTGCGCGCCTCTGCCCGTGATGACAACGGGGAAGGGGAGCTGCTGGATGCTCTGAAGGGCTGGGACAGCACCGCCAGCTACGCCCAAGAGGTAAAGGTGCGGGCCGAGGCAGACTTTGCGCAGACCCAGCGGACCACCACTCTGGAGGCCCGAGTCGGTGGCAATGAAAGCCGTATCACCACGGTTGAAACCACGGTTGCAACCAACCAGCAGGCTACGGCCACGGCGATACAGCAGCTGAACGCCTCGGTTGCCGACAACTCTGCTGCGATCCAACAGACCTCTTCGGCCTATGCCGACACGGCTGGCAAGCTGACCACGATGTGGACCGTGAAGATGCAGCTCAACGCCCAAGGCCAGTACGTGGCAGCGGGTATCGGCTTGGGCATCGAGAACGGCCCGGCCGGACTGCAAAGCCAATTCCTGGTCAGCGCCGACAGGTTCGCGGTGGTGAACGGGGTAAATGGCACGCTCTCTTCGCCATTCGTGGTGCAGAACAGTCAGGTGTTCATCAACCAGGCGTTCATCAACACCGCCTTCATCCAGCAAATCATCCTTGGGATGACTTTGCGGTCGCAAGCCGTTGACTCGCAGGGTCGGCCGCTGATCGAGCTCAACATGGTCAACGGCACGTTCACCCTGCGCGGCCAGGATGCCAGCGGCAGTCTGCTGATCAATAACGGCGGGGTCTACGTCTATGACGCCAACAGCATCGAACGAACTGCGGTGGGGAGGATGACTCAATGACCGACGTGTATGGCCTTCGGACGCGTGATGCGTCCGGAGCTATCACCCTGGACACCACCATTACCCCGATCCGCTCGCTGAAGATGATGCAGGTCACCGGTAATAACGCACAGGACCAGTACATCGCGATACCTGAAATACAGGCCGCCTCGTTCGTGGTAGTTGACTCGCTGTTTGATGGAGGAGATAGCGGTTCCTTCAGCCCTCAGGCCTGGTACACAACGGGTCAGCTGCAACTTCGTCGCCCCATGACGAGGCAGTGGCAGGTCATGATTCTTTCTCAAGGTGGGGAGCCCTTTCAGGCTGCAGGCAGTTACGGGATTCGAGCAAACAACAATAACGTCAGAACTCAGATAGATGCTGTAAACAGAGTCCTGACGGTTCGCTATAACGGCGCACTCAATCTCGGCCAACAGGGACCAGGCTCCGGGAGTGTGATCCAGTGGGGTGACGTGACCTTCCCTGCGCCGGTCACCACGTACGAGCGGCCGTTGGTGTTCTTCAACGCTGCTGACTACATGATGATTGGAAACTTCTACGTCAGAGGATCGCCAGGAAACTGGACAGGCTTCCGAATCAAGGCTTTTCCGTCCAGGGCCGCGCATGGCGACATTGCCCTGTACCCGATGGCTATTAAATGGTTCTGCGCGAGTTACATGACGCCAAATACGCCTGTCGGTGAGTATGGAGCATCGGTGAAAGATGCCGCCGGCAATCGCCTCTTCGTGACGTCGGCGAACCTGTCTCTGCTAAACAGCCAGCCAGCGACAAACTCATTCGCTACTGCCGGCACGCCAATCACTGGGACCGGCTATTACGCTTCGCCTGCGCAGATGGCCTGGACAGGAAGTTTCGAAGACTACGTGCTGGGCAACGCCCTTTTCTCAAGCACCAACGTTGGACAAACCGCGCAGCCAATTCGGGCAAACTTCGGCGGGTTTCTCTCCGGCAACAGAAGCGTACTGCAGATGTACTGCGAAAACTTCGACGGAATAAACGCGGTGAGCGTCAACGGGCGAACACTTTTCGCCTCGCGCCCAATGAAACCACTTTGAAAGGAAACATGCATGCCATGGTACAGATCAGGCACGGTCGCGATCACGACCGGCCAAACGTCGGTGGTCGGCACGAACACTGACTTCGCCGCGAATGCCAGGGTGGGGGATGCCTTCCAGGGGCCTGATGGCCGCTGGTATGAGGTGGCCAACATCGCGAGCGCGACGGTGCTGAGCATCCTGCCGGCCTACCAAGGTGCGACCGTATCCGCTGGCGGTTACGGCCTAGCCCCGATGCAAGGCTACGTCAAAGATTCTGCGGACGCCCTGCGTGCCTTGGTGAATCAGTACGGGAACAAGCTCGCTGCTCTGGGAACTACGGGCAACTATGAAATCCTTCCAGTCGCCAAGGGAGGGACAGGCGGCGCAACTGCGGCAGACGGGCGAGCTGGCCTTGGGCTGGGTGCTGTCGCTGTAGAGAGCGTGCTCCCTGTGGCTAAAGGAGGTACTGGCGGCACCACTCCTGCCTCTGCAAGGGTCGCCCTCGGGTTAGGTACGGCGGCTGTCGCGCCATTGACTACCTCGAACTACGACCCTTCAGTGGGTAGCGTGCTCAGGGTGGGCGATTTTGGTCTCGGAGGCTCGAGCGGCGGTGTTCTTCGCTCACCCAACCTGACCTACATCCCCGGGTTTTCTCGATTCAATGGTGAAGAGGCAGGAGTTCCACACCCAGGAACCGGCGGATCGGTTCTGACAAACACCCTGGGTGGTTCCTATATCCAGCAGATTGCCCAGGACCCATCTGCTGGTATTTACAACCCCTACGTAGCGGTTCGGCATTTCTCCGCACAGGGCAGCCCAGGCCCGTGGTGTGCTTTCTACCACACTGGCAACACAACCCGAGCTTCTGGCGGGGCTTTGTCCGCAGCGTCACCGATTCTTCGTGTAGCAGATGTGGATCGATCCGAGCGAAGAGACTTGCTCGAGCAGTCTTTTGAGCCCGCAGGTGCCTATGGTGCGACGAATGATGAGGCCCGTGGCGTAACTGTTGAGCGGACCGGCGTCGGCGTCTACGTGATAAGCGGAAGCTTGGGGCTCGCGCTCGAAGGTTGGCGCATTCAAGACCCATGCTCCCCTGATGGCGGGCGCGTGCTCGGCATCACCCAGAGCGATCAGGATAGCCAGGGGGTGATCACGCTCCGCCTCTTCAAGCAGCGCTGGACGTTGGACGAGGAGGGTGAAATGCATCTCGGGCCTGGCGCTCCTTTGGATGTGCCGCTGAATAGCTGGATTGACGTGCGCCTGGAGATGCCCGCCAAGACCGAAGAGGACGTACCTAAAGAACTTCCGGCCTGACCCGCACGGAAACCACCGACCGCCGCCTGGCGGTATTTTTTTGCCTGGAGAAAGCTCATGACTCAATCCCAGCCCCGGGGCATCCGTAATCGGAACCCCGGAAATATCGACTTCAACCCGCGCAACGACTGGCAAGGCCAGATCGGCAAAGAACCTGGTGGCCGCTTCGCCATCTTCGACACGCCCGAGAACGGCATTCGTGCCTTGGGCAAGCTGCTGATCAACTACCGGGGCAAGGACGGCATGCCTGGTGTAGGCGGGAAGGGCATCGACACGGTGCTGGAGACCATCAATCGCTGGGCGCCGAGCAGCGAGAACGACACCCAGGCCTACGCCTCGGCCGTGGCAAAGCGCATTGGCGTGCGCACCACCGACCCGATCGACATCAAGGACCCGGCCACGCTGCGCGGGATGGTGATCAGCATCATCATCCACGAGAACGGCGGCAACCCGTACCCTCCGGCGATCATCGATGAGGGCGTGCGGCGGGCGCTGGCATGAGCTGGCTGGGCGCGGTGCCGGCCTGGTGCTGGTGGTTGATCGGCCTGGTGCTCGTGGCTGGAGGCCAGGAAATTCGTGTGGGAGCGGGAAAAGTTGAGGCTTCGACGGCGAAGTCTGAGCTGGCCGACTACCGCGTGCAGGTGGCCGAGCGCGACCGGCGCGCCGCGGCCCAGGCCAGAACCGAAGAACAGCGCCGCCAAGCCGTGGCGGACAAGGAGGGCGAGAGTGCACGAAAACAACTGGAATTGGCCCAAGGCCGCGCCGCTGCTGCTGAGTCTGCTGCTGGCGGGCTGCGCGGGGAAATCGATCGATTGCGCGCCGGCCGAGCAGCAACCTGCAACACCATCACTACCCAGCAGCGCCAGGCAGGAACCTCTGCCGTCGTGGTGCTCGGGGGATTGCTTGAAGACGCTGACCGAATGGCGGGCAGCTGCGCAGCAGCGCTTGAGCGAAGCCGAATAGCCGGGCTGGCGTGCGAGTCGATCTATAATGGCCTCTCCATCAAGGGGAGAGAGAATAGTGAGCGGTCGTTACGGTAACCAGAGGCCCCAGGAGTTTTTGCCAGGGATCATCATGCCTCCAGAAATCCACGGCCTGCTGCGCAAGCGGGTCGCGGAGATCGAGGTCAGTGACACGGCGACCAATTGCCTGATTGCCCAGGCGAGGGCCGAGAGTCTGGTAGAGGCGCTGGAGGTGCTGAAGGCGATCCCGGCCGCTGCGGTCGAGCGGCTGTACCTGGTGATTGTACATTCGGCAGATGCACGGCTGGCCGAGCTCGGTGGCTAGCTATATAAAGGAAGGGAACGTTCGGCAGGAAGCCGTAGGCGTGGGGCAAAAGGCGAGGGACAATCCTGGGACACTGGATGTCCCAAATAGTCATGAACTACCAGCACCAGCAATTAAGGCTTAGGCCAGTAATTCCGCGGTCTGCAGGCTGAAAGCCCCGAAAAACCTGAATCTCTTACCGGATTGCAAATCCGTCTACGCCGGTTCGATTCCGACCTCGGCCTCCACCATTCGAAAGCCCCGCAGCCATTGAGGTTGCGGGGCTTTTTTAATGCCTGCGGATTGGTCACGAACCCTGCATTTGGGACAAATCTGGGACACTGGAAGAAATTGCATGTCCCAAATGTCCCCGGCAAAATCCGGTTCATGGCTACTTTCGAACAGCGCCCAGGCGGCGCATGGCGGGCAAAGATCCGCCGCAAAGGATATCCCGCACTTTCCGCCACCTTCGACACCAAGGCCGAGGCCCAGCGATGGGCGGCTGAGATTGAAGGCGACATGTCGCGGGCTCGTTTCGTCGACATGCGTGAGGCTGAGCGAACGACCCTGGCCGAAGCATTGGACCGCTATGCCCGCGAGGTCAGCGTAGAGAAAAAGGGCGCCAAGCAAGAGCTGACGCGCATCAATAAGTGGAAGAAGCATGCTTTAGCCGACAAGGGCTTGGCCGTGTTGAAGTCCAGCGACTTTGCGCTGTACCGAGATAATGAGCTCAAGGCGGGAAGGTCCGTGTCCACGGTCAAGCTTGACCTGGCGATCATCAGCCACCTGTACACGGTGGCGATCAAGGACTGGGGTATCGAGGGGCTGAGCAACCCGATTTTCAAACTTCGCATGCCCAAGGGGGCAAAGGAGAGGGATCGTCGACCGGCCAGCTTCGAACTTGCGGACGTAATCGAGAAGGCGGGGGCGATTCACGCCGAGATGCCGGCGATCATCAAGCTTGCGGTGGAAACTGCCATGCGCCGTAGCGAACTGCTGGGGCTGCGCCGCGAGAACGTGAAGGAAAAGCACGTGGTGCTTGAGGATACCAAGAACGGGACCAGGAGAACGGTGCCACTGTCATCGAAAGCCAGGGCAGCACTCGACAGTCTGCCGTATCGGCTCGATGGCAATTTGTTCTCCCTGGCCCCGCACTCGGTTAGCCTGTACTTCAACCGGGCCTGCAAGGCTGCCAAGGTGAAGGACCTGCATTTCCATGACCTGCGCCACGAAGGAACCTCCAGGCTTTTCGAGAAGGGGCTGTCGATCATGGAGGTGGCCAGCATTACCGGGCACAAAACGATGAGCCAGCTCAAGCGGTACACGCATTTGTGCCCGAACACTCTGGCGGACAAGCTGGGCTAGCGAACGCTGGCGAGGGTCGGCGGTGCATTGCGCTTCCGGCCCCGCTTGGCTGGCACATGCAGACCCTGTTCGTACTCTTCCAAGAACTTGCGCACCGTCGCGACCCGCCAACACACGCGCTTTCCCTGCTTGAAAAATGGTGGCAGCCAGCTGGCTCCGTCCTGCCGCGCACTGCGGATCGATGATTCTGTGCGCCCGAGCATCTTGGCCAGCTCGGGAACGTGGATGATTTCTTGCTCCATCTGACCTCCTTAGGCCAAAAAGTGATGCCCGACCTTCGCCGCCCTGGCGGCTTCCTCAGTGCGGAACATGAGCTGGGTTTTGCTGATGCGGCCATAGGCCTCGTATTCGGCGTCGACCCACCAGGCGCCGAACTTGCGGTACGGCTCGCCGAGGATCTTCGTGACGTAGCAGTCGATCAGGTTCATGGGTGACTCCTTGCTCAGTCCCAGCTGAGCTTCACGGGCATGGGCGGGATTGTTTCGAGGCTGGCCAGGTCGAGCATGGTGAAGTACCCGCCGTCCTGCGGCCGCCAGCCCATGGTGTCGATGTGGATGACGTTGCCGAGCGCCGCCGGCTTGTGCAGCGGGGTGTGGCCGACCACCAGTGCCCGCAGGCCGTACACCCCTTCTGTCTCGCCAAGCTCAATGCGGCTGCGCGACCACATGCAGGTGTTCTGTGTCAGCCTCAGCTGCTTGGCTGTCTCGGGCGCTTCAAGCGCTGCCCGCAGCTGATCCCAGGACGGGAATGGGCAGTCGGCGTGCACGACACCGACCAGACCACCGGGTGTCTCCACCTCGATGGCGATTGGTAACTCGCGGAACTGGGCAGCGAACTCGCGTTTCTCATCCCAGGCCAGGCCGGCGAACCAGGCGCCGCCGTTGTACACCCAGTTGTCCACGTCGCAGGTATCGAACCGGCAGACGTAGTCGTCGTGGTTGCCGCGCACCGGGTGGAACCATGGCTTGGCCAGCCAGTTGAGCGCGTCGCGGCACTCGGGCCCGCGGTCTACCAGGTCGCCCACGCTGAACAGCCGGTCAACTGCCGGGTTGAAGCCGGCCGCGTCCAGGGCGCCCTGTAGCCGGGTGAAGTGCCCATGAATGTCACCGACCGCGAAATCGCGCCCAGCCGTGTTCCTGGCGAAGCGCTTGATGCGCACCACCTCTATGTTTTCGAGCATGCAGGATCCTCGCCCGCACATGTCGGCGGGCTTGAGTAGTTGGGGGAGGGGTTAGGCTGGAATCAGCCGCAGCGGACGCGCGGCGAGTGGAACGCCTGCGGACGAGCTGGGCGGACAGCCTCGAAGTAGAGGTTCCACATGTCGTCCCAGGCTTCCTTCATGGTGGCGCCCTGGCCGGTGCAGCCCATACGGCGGCACCACCAGGAACCGTTCCAGTAGGTCATGCGTGCTTTCATGGTCTCGGTCCTTTGTAGATCAGGTAGGCCATGTACATCAGGGGCAGGATCATGGGCGTGCCTCCTTTCGTGATGCGATCACTGCGTCTGTGTGAATGTCCAGATCGAGGCCGTTGATCACCACGTTGTCGGGCGTCAGGCCGGCGAACAAGCCGCCGTTGTGAATGGTATCTACGTCGGCCTGGCGGAGGACTCGGTAACGCTCGGCATCCTTCCGAAGTGCCTTGATGGCAGTGGAGACGTTGCGATAGCCGAGCTCGATGGTGATGGCCTGGGCCTCGTCGAACAGCTTGACCTTCTGGTCTCGCTCCTCGGCAGCCCACCTGGTCAGCTGCTTTGCTCGGAGCCTGAGGCAGCGCTTGCAGGTGACGTGACGCCAATCGCTTGCCAACTGCTCGTCTTGCATTTCGCCTTCGGTACCGCAAAGCACGTCTTCTGGCGGGTCTTGGTCGGCCTCGGTGCCGCCATCCCACTCGTACATGTGAACGGCGCGCTTGCTCATGGCATCAGCTCCTTCGGCACCTGGACGGTATCGCCGAGCTTGGCGGCGACGATGGCGCGGGAGGCGGCGATCAGGGCGCTGTCACCGGCCTGGCAAAATTCCCCCTTGTCGGTGATCACCCAGCCGGCCCAGACGTCGTCAGTGCTCTGCGGGCAATGGAGGCTGACCATGCGTTTCTCGATCAGCGGCCCGCCAACTGCCCAGTCTTCCCAGGGGTTGAAGCGCTTGGTGTGCACGATGGCCTCGCCCTGGTACCGGGCAAACACCCGCCACGGCACGCCGTTGTAGCCGGGCGGGGCCAGCTGCAGGTCCAAGCCTTCTGCCTTGCCGATGGCCCAGCCCAGCGCCTCGCCGGCCAAGTCGGCCGTCTTCACTTCGATCAGGTCGGTCATGGCATCTGCTCTCCACGTTGGGCGGCGACACTGACGATTGCGGACCGCGCAGCCTTCCGGCGATCGCCCTGGGCATACTCGCTGTTCACCCAGATCATGGTGTCGTCAGCCCAGACAGCTTCATCCTCGCCAGAGCCTTCGACGTTGACCTGCATGCCCAGGTCAATGGCCAGCTTGAATGCGTCGCCGTCGTTGATGTGAGGGTTCCAATGCGCCCTGGTACCTGACTGACCCTTGATGCGCAGCGGCCATTTCGGATCGCTGCAGGTGCAAGGCTCAACTTCAAGCCCGGCAGCCTTGGCGGCGAGAAGCAGTTCTTCGAGTTCAGTCACAGCTGATACCTCTCATCAATCCAGCGCCCAGGCGCCAGAGCGGGTGTAGGTTCGGGTTGGGTTTCGTGCGGGGAGAGCTGGCGCTGGTTGCCGGCCTGCAGCTGGCTGTCGGGGATGCAGCTGATGCCGAACCCGTTGAGCAGGTAGCAGGTGACGCCGCGCTGGCTGTCGTGCTGCACGTCGATGACGTTCTCGGTTGCGCTGGCGCCGGTGGCCAGCAGCAGGAGGCAGAGGGTGAGGCGGGTCATGGCTGGCGCACCTTTTCGAAGTGGAAGACGACCTCGGCGCCGGTCTCGGCGATCAAGCCGTAGGCCTTGGCCAGGCGGTAGATGGGGTGGTACTGGTTGAGGCTGTTGACGTGGCCGGCCAGCCAGCGGCGCCAGTCCTCCAGCTGCATGCGTGCCTTGCTCAGGTTGCAGGGAGCACAGGCCGGCATCATGTTTGCCAGGTTGTGGTTCTGCAGCTGCTCAGCCACGCGTTCGTCAGGGAGGCGAATCACCGGGGCAAAGTGGTCGGCGTGCCAGCGCTCGTCCAGGTCGTTGCCGCAATAGGCACAGCGGCCGCCGTACTTCAGGCGGACCTGCTCGCGTTCAGCTTTCTTCAGGCGCACGAGTTCTCCTTGGCCGCCATATCGCGGCAGTGAATAGAGGGGAGAGGGGTTACAGCGTTGGAGTACAGATGTTCTCTTGCAGGGCGGAGACTTCGGTGCGCATGAAGTCCGCCATTTCGCCCATCTGCTCAACGATGGCGCGCTCCTCGGCCGCTGCGGCCTTGGTAATTTTGCTCTTGCGCTTCCGGCACAGCCGGCAATCGACCATGGCCCAGTCGCCTGACAGCTCGGAGGATTCCCCTAGCCAAGTGCCGCAGGGCGCTTGCTCAAGGTCTTCCAGGTCGGTGAATGGTGCGAAATGCGTCTTCACGACTTCACCTTCGGCTCTGCGCTAGCGGGTTTGCACTTGCTGCATTTACCGCACTCGGTTCCCCATTCGTTGGGGCCGTAACAAGGCTTGCCAGCCGAAGCGCTACGAATTTCCTCGGCCAGATCCTCGGCGCCCTGCTGAACAAGGTCTGGCGTGTTGCTGAGGTATGGCAGCGCACGTTGCAGCAGCGCATCCCGCTCGGCCAGCTGTGCGCGCTGATTCGATATACGCATGCTCTGTCGCATGATTTGCGCGTCAGAGTGCTTGATGACCTCGCGCAGCTGCTCGATATCGGCGCTACCGGTAAGCGGTCCGAACGGCGTGATGGTCTTGCCAGTCGCCGCCGCATCCCTCTCTGCCTCTTCTTTGGTCCACCAGATGGCAGTACCAACCATCCAGGCTATTGGCTCGGGGTGGGGCTGCGGGGTGGGGCAGGCCAAGATGGCTGCAGCGAACCGAACGTGGGGCGGATCTTCACTGCGCAGCGCGGAATCTTGGATATCACGCCACAGCGCATCGAGCTGCTCGCGGGTGTTGGCGTCCTTCTCTTCGTCGTACTCCTTGACGATTACCCGACCTTTTGCAGCCGGCACGAAGCTAAAGCCGTATCGCTTGGCCATGCTCCATAGCATGTCCGGGGCAACCTTCAGAATCTCGGCTGCCTCACGGCACGTCATGGTCTTGGCCATTTCAGCAACTTTTTCGGCGAGGGCCTGGGCTCTCTCTTGGCGAGTGCCCTGGGACGACTGCTCGAGCTTTACCTTCGCCCTCGGCTTTGGATCAGGGTGCTTGCGCTGTGGGAGCGGAACGTATTGGTAGCCATCCAGCACAATGATCCGTCCGCCAGACGAAAAGAAGGCAGCTTTCGCTGCCTCCAGGTCGATTGATTGGTTCACCCTTCACTCCTTTGCGCCTCGGTCAGGGCGGCATTGAGGTCTGCGGTTTGGCTTTCTGCTGGCTTGATCGAGAAGAAGTCACCGACAGCCGCCTGGCCATTCTTGATGCTGTTGAACACGCCGCGCAGAGAGGCGATTTCCTCCGGCAGGATCTCGTCCAGGCTCTTGTTGAGGTAGGCGCGCAGGTGCTTCTCGGTCACGCCTTGCTGGGCGAACGCGTCGACCAGGGCGCGGACGCGGTCAGCGAGGGGCAGGCTGGTGTCGCCGGCCAGCGTCTTCCGGCACTGGAAGACGGCTGCTTCGACCAGATCGGGCGGTAGGATGGCCAGAAGTCGCGCACGCAAGCGGCGGCCGCCCATGTTCGCGGTGATCTCGTAGATGTCGCGCTCTTCGGTCAGGGCCTGACCGCCGCCGCGCTTGTCACGGATGTGGCGAACCGTGAACTTCTGTGACGAGTAGGTGTTCGTCTCCAGGTCCCAGGCGTAGGCCTCCATCTCGCTGTTGCCTTGCTGGCGGCTCAGTTCGCGGATTCCGTACTCGATGTTACCCCAGCACCGGGCCAGCTCTTCGGCAAGGCGGATGGAAGGCCCGGATACGGTTTGCCCGCCGCGTGGGTAGGCGTATTCCCCAGAAGCCGCCAGGCTTGGCCGGCTGCACGAATTCATGATCTTGCTGTAGGCAAGGGCCTCGTCGCGCGGGAATCGTTTGGCCAGCAGCAGCTTGCCCTGGGCTTCGGTCACGGCCCGGCTCTGTTCGATGTTCACAGTGCCGTGGTTCACGTGCTCCGCCATGCCGCGCGGGGCGAACGGGTTAACCTCTGTCATAGCTTGTCCTTCGCCCAGTAGGGCAACGTGAGGGTTTCGATGGCCGGCCACTCGTTGTGTCGAAGGCAGTCGGCGTAGACTTCGATGTTGCGGTGGTATTCGGTTCGGCCAGCGGCCTTGGCCTCGAAGTCCATGGTGAACAGGCGAACCGGGTATTTCCCGCATTCAATGCTGGTGCTCACGACCAGGAACACGAACGCGGCCGGCGCCTCGCCAAAGTGCGCTGCGTAGCCGTCGCTGTAGAAGCTGTCCTGAACGTGGTAGCGGTAGTCGTAGAACGAGCGAGCAAACTTGCTCATGTCGGCCGTGGTCTTGAGGTCGAGAATCCAGCCAAGGCGCTCGATGGTCTTGTCTGGCCGGCAGCGGCACAGCACGCCTTCGCGCTCGTCGTTCCAGTAGATGCTTGCCTCGGCATCCCCCTGAGTTTCGAGCAGGAACCGTGCATGCGGATGAGCCATTACGCTTTCGCGGATCAGGCCAATCTTCCTGCCGTCCTCTGCCGACAGGACGGTCTGGCCGGTGAGCGTGGATTCGAACTCTTCCCACTTTTCCTTGCCGGCCTTGGTGTTGCGCGGGGCGTCAGCCGGGCCCACCGCATATTCGGCGGCGTAGCGATCAGGCTCCAGAAGCAGGGCGTGCACTGCATCGCCCAGGTCCAGCGCCTTCTTCTTTTCCGGGTCTTCCGGTGCCGCCTTGCTCCACTGGAACAGGGCCGGCGCCTTGGCGATTAGGTCAAGCTGCGACTTGGAGACACCTTCGCCGCCGTGGTACGCCTCGTTGCTGAGGTCGCGGTAGTAGCCGGGCTGCATGGATTTATCCTCAGGCGGTCAGCTTCTTGATGATTGCGTCGCCGATCTGCTCCTCGATCAGGCTGCGCAGCTCCTCGCTGCTGTACCGAGCGATGAGGTCGTGCACGCGCTGGTGGATCATCGGCTTGAGTTCGTCTAGGGCCGACTGCATATGCTCGAAGCCCTTGCTCGCTGCGCGATCCCAGGCGTTCGGCGGGCTGAACACGGTCGACGAAGACAGGTTGTTGATGACGCTGATGGCTTTGTCTTTCAGCGTGGCCACCATGTTGCCGTCGAAGTGCTGGTCGACGATCTCGCCAACCAGGTAGTAGGCCGAGTTGCTGATGATGCGCTCGAAGTCCTTCTGAGCATGGGCGGCTGCGGCAGCGCTGAAGGCATCGGTCACGATCCGACGCTTATCCGACTCGCTCAGGTAGTCGTCGACGTTGATGGTTAATTCGGACATTGGGATACACCTCGCGCCAGGCCGGCGCCGTCAGTTGGAATAGGGAATCGCCAGGTCACCCAGGCACGGAGGTACGCTCCAGGCCCTGGCTGCGGTGGATGGTTGCGCGCTCTCGGCCGCTTACGCTCCCGAAGGGGTACGGTTATCCCGAAGGGCCGCCGTGCTCGGCTACGTGATTCAGGAAGTGATGCTGCCGGCCAGGGCGCTGGCGAGCATGAAGAAGGTGCAGGCGAAGAGCATGGAGAAGGAGCCGCGCCAGATGACCAAGCGCCGGGCGCGCTGGTAGCTGGTCATAGCTCCACCAGACGACCGCGGGGATCTACTCCCCAGTCGCCCTCCATGAACGCGCTAGTGTCTCGAGGTGGTTGTCGCCAGCTGCCTTTGACGGGGCATTCCAGTTCGCACACGAGGGTTTCGCGCGGGAGCTTGAGCACGTCCCCCAGGCCTTCGACCTGTTCGTCAATGAGCGTTTTGACTATTGGAGTTGTCATGCCGACCTCCTTAATGAATCTGTCCACTGCTGGTGTTCTCTAATGACGATCTTATTAAGGCGCTCGACATAGCAGCGCTGGGCCGGGATATCGATAGCGCCAGTCAGGCCAGCCAGGTCAATGGCCATCGTCAGTTCGGCTCTAAGACTGTCGCTAAAGCATGAACATATCGCCTCAAAGCGCGAGTCGATGATGTCGATAACGTCCTGCTTTGTTTTCTTGTTCATGCTGCCTCCCAGCCGCTATGACGCAGATCGTCATGCCAGTCTTCTGCCTCAGCGGCGGCTATGTCTTCCAGGTATTCCCAAAGAATCTCTTCGATTTCCTCGGCGTACTTTTCAGCAGCCGCAGCGCAGCCGTTCTTGCCAAGGTCAACTGAATTTCCTTCGTCGTCATAGGTGTTGCCAGAGACGACTTCAAACTCCATTTCCCGATAGCCGTAGAAGTCGTCCGGGCTTGCCCAGCTAGTCGGGTCACCCTTAACGGAGTTGGAATAAGTGATTACGCACTGGAGGACGTACTCCTCCACGATTACTTCGTAGGCCATGGTCGCCTCCAGGTGGTGGGTTACTCGGTGGGTGGGGAAGGTGGCTCAGGAAGCTCCATCCAATGCGTGACCCAGAGCAGGTCATGGAACTCTCCGGTGAAGAAGCTGTTGTGGTGTGACGCGATGAAGACATCGCATCCATCAGAGCAGAGGACCTGCTTGTCTTCAGGCGGAAGCTGATCCTCAACTTTGATCCAGCCGCTCATGGCTTAACCCTGGCAACGAGCATGGCATCGGCCATTTCATACGCCGACTCTGCCAGGCACTTGATCAAATCTTTCCCGCTTTCGTATTCATCTTGGGTTTCCCAGTACGTAGGGCTCAGCGCGGCCATGGCCTTTGCTGCGAAGTAGTCGCGCAGGGTCATGCCCCTGCTGCCGTAATCTTCTTCGCGGTTGGCGTCCACTGTGGGGAACGCCGGACCGCCTGTGTCTTTGCTCATCGTGTGAACCTCGTTAGCCAACCGCATTGGCCAGGAGCCAGGCGCGGGTGACCAAACCCACCGTGAAAGGTGGCCTGGCGCCTGCCAATGCGGTCGTATGTGAAGGGAAGGGGTGAAGCGTGAAAGCCCGAGGATTGCCCGGGCTTTCATCAAGGGTGTTGCTCTCTGAGGCAGTGCCGAGTTGGAAGGCCTCGGCGCGCTGTCATACCTGGCAATCTACCTACTGCGCCTGCGGTTCTTTGGTGCAGGCCCTGCACAGGGCTTATTGGCATGCCTGTGGTCTTCGGTGATGCAGTAGCTGACGGGTTACCGGCCCGGCAGGATGTATGGGTTCTCCATGGATAGCACGCTGGAATCGCAGCGGCACTCAAGAAGGGGATGCGGGATGCATCGGTGATGCGGCCTACGCGCTATTACCCTGGCTCACGATTAGGCTGCCGGGGGATCAGCAAAGGCCGCATCCCGATCACACCCTGCGATGGGGGGAGCATGGCATCGGGCCAGTCTTTCCTGGCAGTTAAGGGATAGGTGCAGCCCCGCCACGTGACCCAAGATCAAGTCGCGTCGGGATTTCACCGCTCGGCGGCGGGGCTGCGGGTGGTGTTGATGGCCGGCGCTGATCTCCGGCATGACTCCTGATCTTTTGTTGTGCGATTACTTCTCAGTCGGGGCGCACAATTCTGAAACCCGCGCATCAGCCTGCGCATTCATCAACACCGCAGAACGCCCTGTTCTGTCTCCCCCTGAAGCTGATGGAGCAGGACGCTCTGCGCTGGTGATGAAGTCCCGCATGGGCGGGCACAGATGGGGTCGTCTTTCCGGCTGTCAGGGAATCAGCGCTTACCCATGACCGCCTTGGTGACGACCTTGGGAAATTTCTTGGTGCGGATCTCGTTCGCCTGCTTGTCGGTAAGCAGCCCTGCCAAGTACAGCGTGGTGATCGACGTGTTGATGTGGTCGAGGCGCTTGGCCTCGTCTGCGTTCATTTCCGGGAATTGCTGGGCGAATGGTCGTGCCGCCCATCCCTGCTCGAATGTCCGTGACATTGATCTGCCCTCCAGGGCGGTTGATTTCATGTTGCGGCGAGCTTGTCAGCCCTATCCAGCAGGGCGACGCAGACACGCTCATCGAATCGGTCAGTGGTGCGGTATTGGTCGACCGCTTGCCGGATGACGCCAGCCTTGGCGATGGCCCAGGCCCTGTGCGCTTCGTTCGGGCAGTCAAAACTGCCAACGAAAAGACGCTTGCCATGACCGTCATGTGCACGAGCTATGTAGCGTTTGCGGAACAGGTAGACGCCTGTCGGCAAAGCACCTGAACTCGCAGCACAGTCGTTAAGCAGTGTGTTGATCCAGATAGGCACGAAGACACAGGTGTCAGGCGAGTAGCGTTTCTCCTGAGGCCTGAGGATGTCCTTGTCTAGGTGATTGCCTTCCCAAGGCTTGTCCTGCATCCAGTGCTTGAACGCGCTAAATCTCAGCCATTCCGAATCAACCGAGCAGCCTGCATAGCGGGCCGCTTCGTTCTTGCCGGGAGCGAAACACCTTCTGATTACGCCCTTCCATCGGTTGTAGAAGGGGCAACCATCTGTGGTTCGCTCGTCGTTGATGCCCACGCCGTAGATGATGCCTTTTCGCATGGTCGTTCCTCTTGTCACCAAAACCACCTGGTGCAAGTGGCTTTGGTGAGCACCCGGTCGCCCAGGTGCTTCAGTGAATCGCCGGTCATGCAGCGCGAGCCAGTTCCGCCTGTGCCAGCAGCTCAGTGACAGCCTCATCCGGGGTGCAGCCGTCGGCGTAGAAGTCGCCAAGGTCGCTTTCTTCCTGCGAGCCCAGGGCCACCTGGTGGCCGAGCAGTTGAGATGCCTGGTCGATCCAGCGGTAGTAGGTGCGCTCTTCAGCGTCGGCGCGGCATTCGTCAGCCGCCATGGTTGCCATGTTGAACATCGTGAATTCCTCCGGTTGTTTTCCCAATGCACCCGTCACCAGGTGCATCAGTGAAAAATTCCGTGTTTCTCCGCACCCGCTTACCAGGTCATTCACTCAGTTCGGTCAACACCTCGTCCGCCGTCGCAGTGGGCTGCGCGTGGGCAGGCTTTCGTGCCTGTCGGATCGCCGGTCGCCGGTAGAGGCAAGTGCGGTTTTGTTCATCGGTTTACTGACCTCCCACCGATGGAGCCGGGAGTGACCTAACCGGCTGGGCCGGGTAGTCGGGCATGGCGCTGGTTGTTAAAGAGCGGTGAGGCTTGAGGGCCTCCCGAGGGGCTGTGTAGCGCCTCGATGGGAAAATATTGCCTAGGGAATTATTTGCTGTCAATGCCTCCGGAAATAAAAAAATTCTTAGGCATGAAAAAGCCCGCCATTGCGGCGGGCCTGGGATGCGAGGGGAGGGCCTTATTAGTCCTCTGTCACCAGCTTGTAGGTGACAATTTCACGGTCAGAAAGAGGCTCAAATCTTACGTGCTTGAGCACCTTCAAGGACACAGGCATGCCAAGCGTATACCTCTGGATGTGGTGGTACTGCTGCCTGTTGTAGCTAATTTTAAGCTTCGAATTGCCCGACCGGATGTAAAGGGCTCCGTTCTCCTTTAGGTCGGTAACCTCTCCAAAGAGTGATACCGGCTCAGGCTCTCGTATCTCATGCTTGGAGAGTTTTTTATGGGCAAGCCTAACCGCCTCTAGACTTCCGCCCCAGCGGTAGACCTTGGCATTTGGCGCAGGCCATAGGAGCTCTGCGCTCAACTCCTGGGCCTCCAATTCGCCAAGCATATCGCTCAGTGCCTTCGTGGCAGAGATGCCAATAGTCTCAACTAGGTCCCGAATTCTGTCCTCAGATGGCTCTTTCAGGACCTCGAAAATCTGTTCCAGAGCTCCCTCTAGGATCGAATCTCCAGCCATATCAGGAGCCACATTTCCAGCAAATACCAAGCGAGTCGATCCCAGGGCAAGGCCAGACAGTCTCAAGTCGAGCTCTTGGGCTAGCGTCTCGGGAATTCCTCTGCCTGGGTCTCTTCCATGTCTTAAGTGATAGGCAGCATACGAGAGGGCGCGATTGATCCCATAGGAAACCTTGGATAGGAGCTTAAGCGGGATGCTCCCATCCATACGGCGGCCTGAAAGGCGCAGCTGGATAACCTCGTTTTGAAGTGCAGCTTTTGCCTGGCGAAGCTCTTGGCGAAGATCTTCTTGATGAGCTTGCCAAGAGCGAAGCGAGACTTGCAGCGAGAACCTGTTCGGCTCAGCAGCAAGGCGTTTCTCGTCTTCTGTGATGAGGCTCGCCACCTGAGCTAACTGGCGCTCAAGCCAATCAATGCGATTTGCCTGCTCCGTCATATGTTAACTCCGATGGATGCCAGACCTTTGGGGGTCACCTCGTCGCGCTGCGTGCCAAATTGCTGTTGCCAGTAGGCGACGCCGCGGGAATTTTCCTCTGCTACTTGGAACACATGAAGCCTGAATCGGTTCATGACCATGGTGCTATCAAAGAGGTTCATGAGCACAGGTCGTGCCGACTCTGAGATCTCATCAAGGACGGAAGACTTGAAGACCAGAACGATATCGATGTCGTCTGGTTCGTCCTTGGCGCACATGAAGGATCCGTCGATCCAGGCGGTGCCTTTGAAGCCTGTGGCACCCAGCATATCCAAGTATACGCCAAGCGCCGAGAACAGAGCCCTCCTCCTGGTGGATTCCGGGAAGGCGTCGACGGTCAGCTCTCTCAAGGATTCAAGAGTGTGGGGATGCAGACCGCCCGGAAGCAGCGGGGGGTAATCAATCTTTTCCTGATTCATTCCGAGGCATCAAAAGATCCATTGCCTGCTTTAGCTTGATAGCTTGCTCTTCCGTCATGCCGAGCATCCTGTCCGCCATCTCGTCTACAGCCATTTTGTGGGTCGGGCTTACCTGCGCATAGCGACTATCTCGGTGGTAGTCGCCATCCCCGTAAGCCTGCGCAACGTCAGCGATCTCATCAGCAAGGCGCTTGCTGTACTTCTCAGCAGGTATGCCAAAAAGCTTAAAGATCCCGACAGCCACATCCTTGTTGAGCCTCAACCTTCCGTTCAGGTAGTTGCTGAACGATCCCTGGTTCATCCCGAGCGCCGCTCCAGCAGCCTCCTGGGTAATTCGCTTTTCCTTAGGGCGAGAGGCGTTCTCCTCTTTGATCAAGGCCTTCAGGGCTGCGCATTCAGCCAATTCCCAGTCTTCGAGTGGTCGCTTGTCTTTGCTCATGGCGGGCGAGTGTATTTCCGGAGGTAATGACAAACAAATGCCGGGGGAATTGATTTAAAAAATTCCCTAGGCAATAATCACGATATGAATCACTGGAGGAGAGGCCATGAGCCGTACTCACATCACCAAATTTGCTGCTGATCACGGGCAGACCGAAGCGGCATCGCTCCTGGGCATGACGCAGGGCGCCCTGAGCAAAGCCATCCGGGTGGGTCGCGATGTTTATGTGACTAAGAACTCTGACGGCACCTATTCCGCGGAAGAGGTCAGGCCTTTCCCGTGCCAACAGCACCACCTTAAAAAGTCAGCCGCCTAACCAATTTCAACCGCAAGGAGCAGTACCCCTATGGGATTCAAAGACCCCCTGACACAACGTCGAGACCTGGCGAGGAAGGTCCGGCTTTATCCACTGCTTGATCGGCAACTGCAGCGCGCTGCCCACAAGGCTCGCCGCGAGTACGCGACCTACCTGTTCGAGATGCTCGAGTGGGCCGCTGTGAATGGCGGCATCGAAGCCCTCATGCCTGACGATCTGAAGGATATCGCGGGCTAGAGGCCCTCAGGAGGGCACGATGGAATTTTGTGAAGAGAACGTGCCGCCAGAAACCAGAGCCAAGATTCATCGCCTGATGGAAGCCAGGGGTTGGACGTTTGAGGAGGCCGTTAACGAGGTCTTGCTCGAAGCAATTACGTCCGGCGCAACGGTATTCGTAGGAAGGCGAAAGGCACCGGTTCTGGAGCTGGTAGGACTGAAGAGGCCCTCAACCGGATAGGTGAGGCCCTCACATAGGGACTGAAGAGACCCTCAAACGGCAGGCACAAAAAAACCACCGGGCAGGGTGGCTTCTTGTACTGCATTCGTAACGCTTGTGTGAGGTCATCATATATGCATCAGACCATCCAAAGCAATACCGTGGCCCTCGCGCCACAAAATGCGAACCACGATTTCGTGGCGCGCACAGTAAACCTGTTCAACTTCGAAGGCTTCGATGTTCGCGTAGTGCTCATCGACGGAGAGCCCTGGTTCTCTGCCAGGGATGTGGCGGAAGGCCTCGGCTATTCCAATCCACAGAAAGCAGTGCGCGACCACTGCAAAAGCCCCCGCCCAGTGGGGGTGAACGATTCGTTCACCCTTGGCCCGTCGGCAAACATCATCCCCGAGCGTGACGTCTACCGGCTGGTGATGCGCTCCAAGATGCCTCAAGCCGAACGCTTTGAGGAATGGGTGGTGAGCGAAGTGCTGCCCAGCATCCGCAAAACGGGTGGCTATACCGCCCCCGCCCAGCCCGCCGACCTCAGCAAGCTGGAAATCCTCCAGATGGCTCTGGAGTCGGAGAAAGCCCGCGTCCTGCTCACCGTCCAGGTCGAGGCCCAGGCCAAGAAGATTGACCACCTGGAAAACCTGTTCAAGGAAGGCATGAGCCACGTCCAGTTCTGCAAGGGCCTCAATGGGGTCAACGTGATGCAGGTCGGCCATTTCCTCGAAGGCCGCAGCTGGCTCTACAACGAGAGCAAGTCAGGTACCCGCTATCGCGTGGCCGCCTACGCCCGCGACAAGTACATGACCGAACACCAGCAGGAGATCACCCCGCACGGGAAAGAGGCGTTCATCAGCTACACGCCGATCCTTCTGCGCAAGGGCGCCGTGCGCCTGTACGAGCTGTACCTGGCCGGCGAGCTGCCCATGAAGAAGAACTGGGACGGCCTGCACACCCACGACAAGGCCGTGCGGGGTGCAGCATGAGCATCGACATCAAAGAGCTCAAACGGCTCGCCCTGAAAGTCGCAGAGTGCGAGGACCGGCCTGAGATTGCTGACGAGCACGCCGAAGCTGCTGATGCGCTCTGGCTGCACATGCACTGCCACACCATCCTGGGGTTGATCGAGGAGATCGACCGACTGACAGAGCAGAACGCGAACCTTCTTGAATGCAGAAGCGCGGTCAATGCCGCCGTTGCCAAAGAGAACGAGGCGCTCCGCATGCAAGTCAAGGAGCTCGACCTGTTGTTTGGGCGCTATCTGCTTGGCATGCGTGCCGCCGTTGTGGAGTGGCAAAAAGGGAAGGGTGCCGATGCCGCGATGCAGTGGATCTGGAACGGCTTGCGTGGCCCTGGCGAGCTGCCGCCGGAAGAAGAAACCCAGGCCCAGGCCTATTTCGACCGTGAGGTCGTGAAGATCGAGGAAGGACTGGAAGAGGTGTACGCCTACCGCGACAAGCGCCGCTCCGAGAAGGCGAATAACACCAAGGAGGCCCAATGATGGCCCGTTCAAGAAATATCAAGCCAGGGTTCTTCTCGAACGAACACCTGGCAGAGCTGGACTTCGCCACTCGCCTCCTGTTCATCGGCCTCTGGACCGAGGCAGACCGTGAAGGCCGCCTCGAAGATCGCCCACGCCGCCTGAAAATGGCCCTGTTCCCGGCTGACAATGTCGACCTCGATCGCATGCTCGATGACCTGGATCATTTGGGGTTCATCAAGCGGTACACCGTTGGTGAGCTCAAGGCCATCCAGGTGGTTAACTGGGCGAAACACCAGAACCCACACGTCAAGGAAGCCAAGAGCATTATCCCTGAAATGCCCGTCGTAGACGCATGCCAGGGAAAGCATGAGGAAAGCACCGTGCAAGCACCAGGCTCGCACAGTTCTTTCCCTGCTGATTCCCTCTCTCTTGATTCCGGATTCCTGATTCCTGATTCCCTCAACCCGTCGCCCGCGCCGGTGGATTCCGCCGAGCTGTTCGCGCGGTTCTGGAAGCTGTATCCGCGCAAGGTCGGGAAGGACAAAGCCGAGAAGGCCTGGGCAAAGCTCAAGCTGACCGCCGACCTGTTCGAAACCATCGTCACCGCCCTGGCCAGGCATCGTCAGCTGCCAGGCTGGATCAAGGACAACGGCCAGTTCATCCCGCACGCGGCCACCTGGCTCAACGGGAAGCGCTGGGAGGATGAGGTCGAGCTTCCTGCTGACAACGTCCATCACCTGCCAGCCAGCCGCCACCACGGCTTCGCTGAGCGCGACTACACCTCAGGCTTGAAGCGTCGGGAGGACGGCAGCTATGCGCTCTGAAAACGTTGTCCAGATCGATCAAAGCGCGGTCGTAGCCCGCATCCAGCCCGCCGAGTGCGAGAAGCACGGCCCCTTCGAGCAGAAGGTCACCATGTTGCTGGGCAAGGCACTGCGAAGCCACTGCCCTGAATGCGCTCGCATTGCCAAGGAGGGGCGTGAGGCTCGCGCCGAGGCCGAGCAGGCCCTTAACGTGCGCCTGGCGATCTCCCGCAAGTTGGGTGATTCGCTGATCCCGAAACGCTTCGCGGACCGCTCACTGGCGAACTACAAGGCCGACCACAAGGGCCAAGCCGAGGCGCTGCGCTTCTGCAGGCACTACGTGAAGACCTTCGACCAGATCGCCGAGAACGGGCGCTGCATGGTGCTCCTGGGCAAGCCAGGCACCGGCAAGACCCACCTGGGCGCCGGCATGGCTAACGACCTCATGCGCAACACCTCGCACTCGGCCGTGTACCGCACTGTCGGCTCGATCCTGCAGGCGATCCGTGCGACCTACGACCGTTCCAGTGAGGCGACCGAGGCGAGCATCCTGGCCAGCCTCATCGAGCCATCCCTGCTGGTGCTGGACGAGGTGGGCGTTAGCAAGGAGCAGCCGAGCGACTTCGAGCTGACGACCCTGTTCGCGATCATCAACGGCCGGTACGAGCAAATGCGCCCCACGGTGGTGATCTCCAACCTGGACGGAGAGCAGCTGCCGATGGCCATGGGCGAACGCTGCGTCGACCGCCTCCGCGAGGGCGGGATGATCGTGGTTCCGTTCGAGTGGGAATCGCATCGCGGCAAGGAGGCCATCTGATGCGCGCTCTCAAGGAGTTCATCTGGGCGGCGGCCATGGTCTCGGCTCTTCTGGCTGGCTACTGGTTCGCAACGGATATGGGCCGAACCTTTGCCCTGGTCTGCGTGCGTATCGTTGGCGAGCAGCGCGGGCTGGAAGCGGCGCTGGAGGAGTGCAAATGACCCCAGCACAAGAAATCACAGTCGCCCAGCTCAAAAGCCAGGGCTTCGCGCAGATCGTGGAAGGCCGAGAAATCGTCCGCATGACCAAGGGCGCCGACCGCCGTGTCGTCATGGCCGATGGCAGCCAGAAGCGCGGGTATCACGTTGAGTTAAAGCGCGCCGGGCAGCCGGCCGGGGAGGGGGTGTGAGCAAGCCAGACAACCAAGTGAATGAGCTCCACCTGCGAGATCCAAAGCCCGGTGACTTCTGGCATGAACGCTTTTGCCCGTATCACATCGTCCTCGCGGTTACGCCTGCCGGGGTCGTGATTGCAGACAAGACGAGGCCAGACGGAGATTCGCATTACACCTTCGATCTCGAATCAGCCAGGGAGATAACGCACGAAGAGCACGCCAAGGCCGTGCGCTACTCGTCAGGCAATGGCTTTGCCGCCGACGTGGTCCCAGTGCGAGCCGCTCTATCGGTAAGGGAGTGGAAAGCAGCAGGAAGCAAGTACATCGCCGTAGCCGAACAGAAGGCCGCGCCACATGCAGGAGAAGCACTGATGGACACCAACAAGATGCGCGAGCAGTTCGAGGCCTGGGTCCTGCGGGAATGGCCTGAGCAGTCGCTGGCCCGTTTCACGACCGGCGAATACCAGGGCTTCACCGTCGAGCACTGCTGGCAGGCCTGGAAAGCGTCCCGCGAGGCCGTGGTGGTGAACCCCGCCTGGCCTGATCACTACGACTACACCAACTCTGATGTCGCTGGGGCCGCAGTGCTTGACTGCCGTACTGCATTCCAGAAAGCCATGAAGGCACAGGGCCTGAAGGTGGCGCCATGAAGACCGCAATCACGTTGATCCTGCTGCTGGCCCTTTCCGGCTGCCAGGTCTGCTGTGACGCCCAGGGGGAGAGCTGCGGCGCGCGCTGCGAGGTGAAGCGATGACCATCGACATTTTCAGGAAAGACCTGATCGTTGAAGTACTGCACATGGGCGAAGGCGACGAGACATTCATCACAGCGATCAGCGGGCG